TGCTTTTTAAGAAGCAGTTTCTCCGCTTCATCAAATGTAATGCCTACTGCTTTAATAAATTCTGCATCTAAACTCATTTTAATACTCCTCGTGTTCTACTCCGTGCTTGCTGTCCACATACTTGTGAATCTTGCGAAGCGTTCTAGCCTTTGCAAATGCATATACTCCTAATGCAAATATAGCATTCCAAAAGAATTCAGCAAACATATGCTCAACTCCAAAAGTTATTTCTATGATTGTATCAAAAAGGGACTCACCCTCATGTGCATGTTCCATTATTATTTTCCTTCACAGTTCAGGATTGCCTGAACCTCATTATTAGAATATTTATCCCAACAGTTAGTTGGGCTTTGTGTCATTGTAAATACAATTATACCAACAAGACCAATGATTGTCAATATGGTCAACTTAATATTAGTGGTCACTTAGTTAGCCATTCGACTAACTTTGGATTATCTTTCAATACCGCCAGTAGTCCAGTCTCATACATGGCAATAAAGTAATGTTCCCAAGTTTCAAAGTCATCTTCTTTATTTGGTCTTGGCATACCATCATTGTTCATTCTAATAGCATGTAGAACTTCGTGTAGCAATGTAATCTGTTGCTTACCATTGCCTAGACCCTCTGCAATGACAATAAGATTCTTATTATCTAGGGTATATCCATAAGCCCCATCATTCAACATACCATCCACATTTGGGTCACGTTCAAGAACGTCAAACTTCTGTGGTCCAACCTTAACAATTTTAATCATTATCTTATCTTTCTAATTAGGCTAATAGCCGCTTGTAGTCCTGCTAGTGTGCCTGGACTATAGTGTTGTTTGTTCTTATCAATATCTTTTTGAATACCAGCAATCATAACTTTACGTTGCTCTGCAAGTGCTTTCTTGCTACCCACGGTAAATCCTTCCGTCCAGCCATCTGCATGACCTTTCTCATATCCTAAGTCATACTTGCGTTTAAATGTGCGTTGTAGGCGTGTAGCCCAATCAGGTTTACTCATATATATATTTTACCTTATCTCTTTGATTTTGTCAATAGCGGAAGTAGTAGGATTCGAACCTACGGTACTTTTCAGTACGCCACGTTAGCAATGTGGTGCCTTAGACCTCTCAGCCATACTTCCATATTATTAATTAAATAAACTAGAAAGTCTGTCTTCTGTGGCTGTTCCTTTGTGGAAGATTTCTTTGTCATCCACCTTGCCAATAAAAGCAGGGACTCCACGAACCTCATGTTCCTGGAAGACAGTTACATCTTCATCAGCATCATACTTAGTATAAACAATGTCAGGATTATCTTTAAGAAACTTATCTAACACTGGTTGCATTTGCTTGCATGGCTGGCACCATGTAGCACTAAAGTGAATTAGTTCTCTCACTACTTACTCCTAAGAGTCTTGAGTTTGTGACCAACCAATGTGTCTGTTGGCTTACCGTCACGATAGATTCTGATGACTGCGGCTGGGTCTTCTGGTGTTCCTGTTACTGTAAAGTCTGAGTTTGGAACATTGTACTTACCATTTCTAATAATTCTAACAATCTTACCTGTTGCTGTACCGCCAGAAGAATTCCAGGAAACCATACTGCCAACACTGCCAGCCTTAGATACAGACATTTCATCTCTAGAATAATCTTTACCAAAGTCAGCAAACAATGCTTTGTCTGCTTCTCTTGTAGCGATAGCCTTAGACCAAGTGAAACCTGCGTCACCGCCCCAAGCGTCCCACATAATTCTTCCGTTGCTTGGATTGCTTGTGTTGTTAAAGTCCTTGCCCTTCTTGTCTACCTCGTGGCGAGAGAAGAATGAATACATTCTTTTTACTACGCTAAGTGACATTGAACGTCCTGCTACGATATCTCTGGCTCTACCCCAACCAACTGGAGTACCTGCACCTGTAGCCTTGCCTTCTTCTTTCCAACGGATAGCACGAGCAGCAGCAGATTTCATTCCAGCAGTAGGAGTATACCCCTCTGCCTTTTCTACACCCTCATATTGCATCTCGTCTTCGTCTTCTCCATCCATTGTGTGACCATCCAGAGTCTCTAGGTATATCGCATCCTTGTACATCATGCCAATGCTGTATGCAGTTGGCTCCCATGTGCCTGGCTCATCTTCGTCTTCTTCATAAATTCTAACAGCCATTGCTGGATTTTCTGGAGGCATTGACTGAATGGCATACTCTGTTCCTGGAACACCATATACGCCACCCTCAGTCATAATGTGCTCTACCATTCCGTGAACCATTCCCTCTGTGGTCATGCCCATTACATAGCAACCCTCCATGATTTCTCCGCCTTGCTTATACATAGCACTGATTGATGTGCCACCGCTAGAGAAAGCCCCAGATGCATCTGCACCATTGCCACCTTGTAGCCTTGGCTTACGAAGTTTAACTTTCTTTCCACCACGCATAGATGTTGGTGTCTTTACTCCAACGTTTGGGTATTTAGGATTTGCAGTTGATGATGGATTAACACTGTTAGGACCATCAGCCTTGTCTGCTTCAGCGGCATACAAAGCCTGAACCTGATTAACTGCGGCTTCTTGTGTCATGTGGCATCCCATAACCTCTCCGCCTTCTTTTACTACTGGATACCCTGAGCATCCGTTTGAACCTTTAGAACCTACTGCGTATGGCATTAGTCTTCCATCTCCATTTCTTCTTCCATCTCCATGCTTGCACGAAGTTGCCAACAGAATTTTTGTGAGGCAGTCTGACGTTCCGCAAGAAAGTTTGATAGACCATATTGTTTTTGAGCATTAGCAAGGTCACTTGCATTTACCAAATCTTCTAGGTGTAGTTCAATAGAATCATAAAGGTCTTCGACCATTGGTTCTGGGTCTCCTACAAGAACTGGCTCTGAGACTGTTGACATGTCAAAGAAATCTACTAGTCTGTATGGTGCATAGACTTTAAGAATTCTAAGCCATTCTGCATACTCGTCTGTAGCCTCATCGTAGTCTTTGTAAATCTCTCCAAAGAAATCGTGGAACTGCTTAAAGTCATCTGACTCTACATTCCAGTGATATCCGTGTGCTTTAAACTTGAGTGCTATGTTGTCTGACAACAATAGTCTTAGTGCTGCAATTAATTGGTCCATCTGTATATTATACCATATCTATTAGTGGGGCAGTTTTAGTCATACCCAGGACTTCCGACTTACTTAATAGTAATAGTCTTAGGCTTCTTTTCCTCTGGAACATTAATAACTAAATCAATAGTCAGAATGCCATGCTTCAGTTCAGCCTTAGCGACTTCAGCGTATTCTGGGAGGTTAAAAGAACGAGTGAACTTGCGACCAGCAATACCCTTATATACATAGCGGATATCTTCTGGTAGTTCTTTGTCTTCTTTGGTTTCACCACTGACAGTCAAGACATTCTTGTCTGTTGTGATTGTAACATCATTTTTCTCAAATCCTGCAAGAGCGAATTCAAGATACCATTCGTTCTTTTCCTTTGAGTGGATTACGTTGTAGGGTGGGTATGTAGCCCTTGTTGGTTGTGCAAACATCTTATCAAATTCCTGACTAAGTGCTGCGAATGGGTCTGTATAGATTACCATGTGTATCATCTCCTTTTAAGCGAGTTATTTTTGTACCCCCATTTGGCAGGTACATATTTATTATAGCAAAAAAGGACAAGTCTTGCAACCTGTCCCTTAATGCTTGTTAATATTACTTCTTTGTAACGGTCTTCTTAACTGTTACAGTCTTCTTAACTGGTGCTTTCTTTGGTGTTGCCTTTGCAAGTGCTTCCTTGATATCTGCTTCCTTTGGAACGATGCCAAAAGCAGGGTCCTTCGGGTTGATGTATCTTAGAGCAACTGGCAATACTGCAGCAACCAATGACCACGCTAGGTCTAGTGGGTCAGTTACCCCTGCTAGATAGAGTGCAGAAGCCGCACCTAGTACGCTTCTTCCATATGAGGCAGCAAGTGCCTTTAGTTTTGCATCCATTTTTATTTCTCCTTGTTTAATGCCTAATTATTAGGCGTTTCTGTATTCTCTGGCAAGACAGATTTTAGTTTGTCATATGCCTCGGAAATTTCTGATAATATTTTAGTGTGAGCAGTTTCTCCATTTAAAATACCAAATCTCATAGCCCACTTTAGCAAAGGGTCTACAGTCTTATCAAATTCAGATAGTGATGTCTGAACTTCTTCAATGTATTGAAAAGCCCAGTCACGAGATTGTGATATAAACTTAACAAAGCCATCTGTTTCAGAAAGTTCTTTTGTAGAAAGTTCTTTTTGCAACTCTTCTATCTTTTGTCCAAGCATATGCTTATGCATTTCTGATTGAATATACAAAGATAAAATCTTTTTCTTCTGAATGTTTAATTTAACAATCAGGTACAGCAGTACAAAGATTATAAAAAGTGCAACACCAAACAACACTAAGTTTAACAAATCCATTTTACTCTTCCAGTGCTTCTCTTAAAATCATTACGACTGCCCCGAAGCCTTCTAGAGTAGACTTCACATCGTTAATGTATTTAACTGCAACCTCTAAGTCTTCTTCTGGAATTTCTAACAGTTCTTTTGGGTCAATCTGAATTGTAATAAAGTCCTCGTTCTCTAAAAGAACAACGCCAAAATTCTTTGGTGGAACTATTGCTTTAAATGCTGTAGCCATTTCTGCTGTATACATTTAATACTCCTTATCTATTGTTAAGTTTTGCCAGGTATCTGCCCAGTCTTGTTTTGTTTTATGTTTGTTGAACTCTCTAGATATCTTACCTCTATCTAAGTATACACCACCCCAGACACCTACTGCTTTTTGAGATACCCCAACAGCAAAACAAGTTCTAGCAACTGGACAGATAGAGCAAAGAGAATCTATTTCTTTTCTTACTTCAACATCTTCTTCATATGTGTCAAAGAATAAATTAACATCGTCTCCGCTACATATTGCTTCGTCTTTCCATTTATCATTTGACATTCTTCTTTACCAAACCAGCAGGTATATTCCAGCCATCAGTATTCGCATCAAAACGATTAGCGATATACCATTCGTTATTGATAAACTTGGCATTTGGTTTCATCCATGCCATAGCAGACTTTTTCAGTTCTACAACTGTCCAGCCATCCCACGATAGAAACTTATTGTTTTCTACAATTGTTTCCATTTTCTCTAGTGATTGAATTAACATAATCACTCCTTTACTAGTAACGATATACTCCGACTTCGATATCTTTTGCTTCTGCCAGGTCTACCAAGTCAGACACTGGCTCTTTTGGTTTGCTAAAATAAGCAAAGTATCCAATGCTATGGATATTATCTTTAATCCAACTTGGTGGAATCTTAATTAGTTTAATCCTAATACCACGAGCCTTTAGGCTACGTTCAGATATGTTAACAAACTCCATAGCCATATTGTTGATATTGATTGGTCCAGCAGATGCAACCAGTATCTCTGTATCTTCTGCATCTAGGCTAGACAATGCTACGCCCATGGCTCTTAAGAATACATTGTAGTCACTGAAAGTTTTACTTCCCTGAATTCCCACTATCATCTTTATTTCCTTCTGTTAGTTTATCAACGATAAAAATCATCTTATCTAATTCTACCTTATCAAGGCTGTGTGTGTCAACCTTTTTCTTTGTAGTTTCGTCAATCTGATTGTCAAATATTTTTGCTGTCTGTAAAAAACCATCTTCAATCCAATAGACATCTTTGCCTATAAAGAATGCTTTCTTAGAATTCTTTTTGATGTGCTCAGTAGACTGAGTTTTCTTAGTAGGCTTTGGAGAAATAACATTAATTAAATAACTTTTGAACAACTCAACTCTCACACTTTGAGAAAATCTTGGAATATGAATTTTTGTTTTTATAAGATTGTTGGTTAATTTATTAAAGATAACAATAGATATCAGGGTTGCTATAGAACCCAAGAAATATTCTACAATCATTATTCCTCCAACTGCCCACGCTCATCAATAATTTGGTAGGCGAACTGGGTCATTGCTTCCTGTGCTTTCTCATTATCAACAATACCCTGATAGTGATGAGCACAGAAAAGCAAATCCCCTGATGTTCCAATAGTTTGAACATAGGCCTGTGAACCACAGACATCACAGCGATGCGAAGTGTCTAGTATCCACTGCTTTTCTACTACTACTTCATTTGTCATTTGAGTAAAATCCTCCACCATTAAATTTAACTGCTCCTACTGAGTATACCTTGTGCATTGCAATATTGCAAGCATCACAAAGTAATTCTTTATCAGCATCGTCAAAAGTCCTCACCTCTTGTGCTGTTTTTTCACAGCCTGGGCATTTAAAACTATATGTTGGCATGATTCTCCTCTTGTTCCCTACGCCTTTTTGGTAGGGACAACTTTCTTAACTGCTGTAACAACCTTGGCTGCAACAGACTTTTTAGGTGCTGCATCAAGTACTGCAAACAGGTCACGCAGGTCAGGCATACCAGCAGTAATAAGATTCTTTACTACTCCGTATGTAACGTGGAGGTGATTTCCAGTACTTGCGGTACCTGTTGTTCCAACTAGACCAACGATTGTCTTACCTGCTTCTACCTTATCACCCTGCTTTAGTGTCGATGGAACTTGGAAGTGTGCGTAAAGGATAAAGTGACCATCATAAGTTGACTGAATCAAATAGTGTCCAAGTACTTTTGTCTCTCCTACTTCCATTACTGTTCCTCCTGTGATAGCCTTAATCTTGCTACCTCCAGCGACTGACCAGTCCACACCACGATGTGGGTTTGTGCGATAAGAAGCCATGTTCTTAAAGCCATCACCACGCTTCGCTTTAGGGAATGGTTCTACATAAATTGCTTCTGGCATAATAATACTTCCTTTCAAGATGTATTCTATGATTGTGTCATAGTAATTTAATTATACCATTGACTTTGGAGCCACCTAACAGATTCGAACTGTTGACCTCCATATTACAAGTATGGCACTCTACCGCTGAGTTAAGGTGGCTTGGCGATTCTGACCAGACTTGAACTGGCGACTTCCACCGTGACAGGGTGGCACTCTAACCAACTGAGTTACAGAATCTTTGCTGGGCATCCTGGGTTCGAACCAGGGACATTTCGATTAACAGTCGAACACTCTGCCAACTGAGTTAATGCCCATCACTATTTAATTATACAGTGTAACCACTGTTTGTTGCTCGCCATACAGACGGAGCATGATTTTCTTCTACAGCCAACTTAGTTGCTTCATCTTCATATAATCTTATTACATGAACACATACGTCATCGTAGTTTTCATCTTCTTCTGCAGTTGTTGGAATACCGTCATGGGTACTACAAACAGCAGGACCATTCCAGCCCTGTGATAAACCATACTGTAACCATTCGTCAAAAGTCATTGACATAGAAAAACCCCTTTCAGGTCTATATCCATTATAGGCTACCGAAAGGGGTTTGTCAAGTTATTTCTTAGAATTAGATGTCTCTTCATCTTTTGCTACATCTTTAAGAGCAACAGTCTGACGGAAAGCAGCGTCAATCTCATTACGAGATAGTTTACCATCTTCCAAGAATGCTAGTGAGAGTAGTTCTACTACCTTGGCTACCGCCAAAATACCACCCAT